TATTGCCTGGCATCTTCCATTCTACACGACACGCACTTTGTTCCAGTTTTTAATTTCATACTTCTCTCAACATCATCGCCACACTTCATGCATTGATATATAAAATATTTCCTCATTTTATTTTCTGTTGTAACCTTTCCAAGCAGGTTTCTTTGTAACTGTTTTTTTCTTTACGATATTATCTTCTTCATAAAATGTAAGAGAGAGTCCATCGGCCACGTCGGGCGATTCTATACCGTCTCTTCTCATTTCGTCTTTTGATTTTATTTTTATTTTCTTGTCGCTCTGAACTTTATATTTAACATCGAGCAAGTCTATCCATTCATCGCCAACGAGTTTTGCTATCTGCAACCACTCATGCATTCTCCAATACATTTCTGCTCTCTTGTTGTAAAATTCTTCAGTGTTGTCTGCTTTCTCTCCAGCCATAACTCCAACGACTCTATCTGCAATTTCTGGTATCTCTTTCAGTCTATCAAAAACAGGTTTACCGATTCCAACTTTATCGATGTATGCTTTTGCTTTCGGATGTTCTTTAAGCACCTGGACTACAACAGCGACGAGCTGCATTGTGTCAGGAGTATGTTCTTTGTATAAAAGTTCTGCAGCGTTTCTTGCACGAAGAGTAATCGTTGAGAAGTTGCTACCCTCTCCAGCAACATCAACACCGATTTTTTCTTCTCCGAATAAATCTCCATCAAAATTATTTCTTGTATTCAAAAACTTCTCGCTGAATAGTGGTGAGTATCCGTCTTGATCTATTGCATCTGCATCTGGCCATTCGTTCATATATAATTGTTTAAACATTGGACGCACTCTCATTTCATCCACGAACTCTTTTGATATTCTACCCTCTTTCATTCCTTGTTCGCACGTAATATTTATATGGTGGTAGTGTGGATCTATTGAACTCTTCATGAAGTGATTTCTTCTCATTGCATTTCCGATTTCAAAAAGGAAGTTATCTTTGTGTCCTCCAAGCATACGCAATATACCGACATATGGCAGGTCATCAATCAAAGAGCTTTCGTCTATAATAACATTTGGCGAACCGAATCCCATCATCGCGTCTAGGAGGTCTGTGGTACGCTTTCCCTCACTGGATAGGATAAATACCTCGCCAAGCCGTCCGTCCGCGTGTCTGTAGTTCATTCTGTCCTTACTACGCTCTCTTCTGATCCTTTCCACACTCTCTCCCTCCTCAACATCAAACATTGCCAGTGTGTATTCGTTATCGAATGTGTGGCTTATGATTGCACTCATAATAATTCTAGCTTTCTTTGTGCTAGGTGCGACGATGCACCACTTTTCAGGATAGGTTGTAATTCTTGTTAAAACTCCCATTGCAACCGTTTCTGATTTTCCATATTGAGTGTAAGTTCTACAGTCTGTTCTAGGATATTTTCTAGTAGCAATAATTTCAAATATATCTTCCTGTCCTGGTACCAATTCAAATGGTTGTCCTGATCCATTTTTATATCTTGATTGTACTAGTTGTTTTATTTCACTCATGGTTCTATAAATATTTTATTTTTACAGTATGGACATATAACATACTCTCTTTTTTTTTGTCTTTCTTTATGTCGTCAACATCAACGAGTTCGAATGAATTAAAATTGTAGCACTTTTTATTTTGACAGACTGCAGGAACTTCTTCTTTGAGTTGTATTACCATTTCAATGTTCTATTTTTTCTTTTCTAAAATCTTTTTTGTATCGTTCTGAATATCTTCTAGCTTTGAGAGTTTAAGTTGTCCTTTCAAATCTACTTCAGTTCTTGGTGAGAACTCGTTCTTTTTCTTTCTCTCAAGATACTTCATAGCAATTTCTGAATCAGTAGCAATTGCTTTGACGACGGTTTGTCTTGCTGTTAAAACAGGCTTTTCTCGTAATCGTTCAAATCTGTCATAAAGTGCAGGATTTTCTTTGATCCATCTGTAATAAGTATTTGAAGAAATATCCGCGTAAAAACACGCTTCTAGCACTGTTGCATCAATAGAAAAAGCTTCCTCTAACTTTCTAATATTGTCTGGTGTAAGTTTTTGTTTTTTTTGTCCTTTTGCCATATGTTTAAATATCAGTTAAATTATGTATCCTTTTTATTATTGTGTTCAGTTCTTCTCTAGAACATTTACCTCTATATACTCCTTTCAATAATTCTCTCACTTCCTTTATTATTTTATACAATAATTCTATTCCCATAATTTTATTTTAACTTTTTTGCTTTCATTCCTGTGTACTCTTCCCATCTCTTTACTATGACGTCGCAGTAGTGCGTATCAAGTTCGATGCCATAGCATTTTCTTCCGCTCTTCTCTGCAGCAATCATTGTTGTTCCGCTTCCCAAGAATGGATCTAGCACGATGTCTCCCTCCTTTGAACTGTTTGTGATTGCTTCAATGACGAGTGCTACTGGTTTCATTGTTGGATGTTCCGTACTCTTCGTTGGTTTATCGTGTCTCCAAATATCTGTTTTTTGTTTTTTCTTTATCACACTTCCTTTCTCTATCTTTCCTGGAAGTTTAACTTTAAATCCTTGAAACGATATTGTTGTGAATGTTCCGTCGTATTCTGTTTTGACTGTAGTTAAATCTTCCCACACGTTGCTTATGTCTCTACGTTCCGAGAAAAAATGATTTTTGAGTGTATCTGGCCAACCGTAAAGAATAGGTTCGTATGTATTCTGATAGTCGGCTCTGCTTAGAGTAAAATTGTTTTTTACCCACACGATAAAAGACTGCCAGTGTCCTCCTGCCATTTCGAATGATCTCTTGAGCGAATCTAGTTCGCTTGAACTCATGCAAATATATATACCCCCCCCCCGTGAACGCTAAAATGTTTTTGTTGACTGCAAATAAAAATTCATAAAAACTTTCTTTCGTCATTTTGTCATTCTTGATTCCCTCTCTCTTCTTTGCACCGCTCTTATGGTTTGCATAACTTCCACCTCCTTGATAGTCCACGTTGTATGGTGGATCTGTGAATGTCATTTCTGCTTTCACTCCGTCCATAAGTTTTTCAAACACTTTCTCGTCTGTTGAGTCTCCACATATAAGTCTGTGATCTCCTAGTGCATAAACATCACCAAGTTTTGTTGATGCTTTTACTTTTTCAGGAATCATGTCGTCCTTTGGTTCTGTGTCTAGAATTAAATCTTTATCAAAACCTGTGAGGTCAAGCATTGTTGTACTGAGTCCTTTGAGTTCGGTTATAACGAGTTCCATCTCCCACTCTGATTCGTTGAGTTTGTTATCGGCCAATCGATACGCTTTTGCTTTCTCTTCACTGATATCAATCTGCAGTACTGGAACTTTTGTCATACCAAGAAACACGGCAGCTTGATAGCGACCGTGTCCTACAATAATTACGTTCTCTTTGTCTATTACGATTGGTTGATTGAAGCCAAATTCTTTGATTGAGTTTGCTACTTGATGCACTTGTTTTTTAGAATGCTTTTTTGCATTCTTCTCGTATGGATGTATGTCTTGTATTTTTATTTGTTTGATATCCATTATTTTGTGCATGGGCATTTAACCAACTGACCTACTGAAATTAAATGTATTCTTCCGCATCGAGGACATTTAACTTCTTCTCGTTTGAAAGCTCTGATCGGAGTGTTTCTCTTCGCGATGTCTATTCCATTAGAATTTACAACTTTTTGAAATTTCCTATTTAGTTTTAAAAGTGTAATCTTTGACATTTATTTTTTCTTTTTTAAAACACCTTTTTTCCCTGAGACTACTTTCTTTACTGAGGAAATTCCTTTAGTATTTTGTTTACTCATCTTATCTTTGTCTTCAGACATTTCTGTATCTGTCATCGGCATTCTTCCTGAAGATTTTCCTTTTGAATAAATAATGTTTTTACTTGCTCTTGAGTTTGCCATATATTTAATTTAAATGTTTACCCTCGACACCTCTTAATTTTCTATCTTCTGTTCTCTTATTCAACCACATAAGAGCTTCCTGCATCTTTGTTATCGCAAGTGCATTTTCTCTACAAGGGAATCTTCCATTTAGATCTTCCAATCTTTCGATTGATACCCTCAACATTTCTTCTAGTGTAGTTCCATTTTCAAAACTACCGTCAGCATTCATTTTATAAAATGCTATTTGTTGTTCCCTTATTTCTTCAGTTCCATCTTGTGGTTTAAAATCTTTTAAACCGTACACATTTTTTTCTTCTACATTGTCGTTCATCATTTTTTTAAAATTAAAACTAATAAATTAACCTTGATCTCCTTGTAATACTTTTTCAAACGCATCGTTCCTATCTTTTTCCATAAGGTCTTCGTTCTCTTTCAGCATTCCCTGTTGCTTTGCCCAGTACATTGTATAAGTTCTTATTGCCTTTGCAATTTGTTCATATCCCTCTCCTGGACCCATTTCTTCGACTTCTGGTATTGATATTCCAATCGTTATCATTGTTGAGGCGACTGATACAGCGTGTTCTACTTCGAGTCTGACGACTTTTGCTGGATCTATAATATCTTCTCCTATGTCAAGGTCTCCAGAGTTTTCTTGAATCTGATTGTATGGTGCCATCAACGATTTCTTTAGAAGATCAGTATCAGGCAAGTCTTCAGCTATTTCTTTTAAGCATAGACCACCTCCTTTTACGTATCCCTCCTGAAGAGCAGATTTACAAGCGTACTGACCATCCTCAATTTTTAGTTTGAGATATAACCCCTCTTTCGATGTTGTTGCACCGACTCTTATGATACCAACTGCAGACGATAGGTTTGCTATTCTTTTTTGCAAACTTACTTTAGTGAATTCGTCTCTTGCTTCTTTCATTTGACCTTTAAGTATTTCTGTTCTGTTAAAAATAAGAGTTTGATTGTTTGTTGTTGATATTAATTTTTCTCCTTTACCTCCAATCAAAACTGCATCTTCTCTATTCTCTGTATCTTTAACGACTATCTTTTTTGCGAAGCCAAGATCATTCTGACAGACACTCTTTAATTTTCTTCCTGCTTCTTTATCCAAAACAGTTGCACCTGTGTATGCTGCAAGGTCTTCAAGTTGTTCTGTTCTTAGTGATGGACATTTGATTGGATAAATAAATATTCCAGCTTTCCAACTTTGTGCGAATGATATTAAAACGCTGTTTGAAAAGTCAGGAGCAAAAACTGCAATCTTTTGAGGTCTGATTGAGTCGAATGCATCGACAAACTCTCCTGCGTTATCTATTTTATAGTTTGTTATAAAAACTGGAACGTCTTCACAAACCATTTCGAATCTATCTGGGTTTGTTAAAAATTGTCTTATTGCTTTAGCTGGAAACTTCATTCCCTTTATAACCTCTGTTTCAATGATGTCTTTGTAACCCTCTACAACATCAATGTGATTGTCTACGAAGTTACCTTCTTCGTCTCTTCCAATCTCCCAGACGAGTTTTGCAACTGCTTTGGCAGTTTCTTCATCTTCCTTTCCGATTGAAACGATTGCAATTTTCTCAAGATCAGCAAGTGTCTTTACTGGTATTGAATTCTCTTTGATTTTTTCTATCACAAGTTCTTTTGTTGTCTTCAATTCTTTTCTTATAGCACGAACGCTCTTCACATTTTTATTTTTTCCAAGTGACGGTATGTCAGTTGAAATCATATCTGTAAATATTTCTTTTATAAGATGTCCGCCAATAACTGCTGTTGTTGTAGTTCCGTCTCCAGCAAGTTCATTTGTTTTCTTTGATCCCTCCTTGAATGCTTCCGCAGCAAGTGCTTCGTGTGGATCCTTAAGTTTAATATTTTCGGATATTGTTACTCCGTCGTTTGTGATTCTTGGACCGCGATTATATGTTCGTGGTAGAAGTGCATTGACTCCATCTGGACCGAGAGTGAGTCTTACAGGTTCATAAACTTTTAACACGCCAGAAAGCGTGGATTTTCTCGCACTTGTCTTTGTTTTTGTTTCAGTTATCATCTTAACTTTTTTAAATTAATTACTAATAAATTTATTCTAATTATACCCCTATAAATAAATATATGCAAACTCAAATAATGAGTATTCGGGGAGGTGCGACACCATCCGCTTTTTCAATCGGATTCGAACCGATTTTCAACCCCTGGGAAGCTCTACCAACTGAGCTACATAATAAAACGTGCACTTACTATGGCAGGACTCGAACCTGCGACCTCTCCCCCCGACTACTCACTATTTTTTAAAGAACTAGTTATCGTAATCCCCTACTACCGCTTTCTGTATAATATCATTTAATTTCTGTATCAAACTTGTCTTTGGTGCAGCATATTTTTCATTCTTGAAATCGTGAAATTCGTTACTCTTTACTTCTTCAAGTAAGTCGTTTATGTCTTTGATCAACGTTTCGTGTCCAACATCAACAACATCGGCAGGTTTTTCAAACGTACATTTATCTTCAGAATATATAACTCCGTCAGGAAACTCTACGCCATATTTATGTTTTCCAAAGTGATCGTCCAACATCATCACGTCTTCAAAATTTTCTCCATCTGGTCTTATTGCTTTTGTTTTATAATTACTCATTTTCGTTTTCTATTTGTTCTCCACATGCGACACACCGACCCATATGAATTTCTTCGTGTGTGCATTCGTTATTATTTAAATCATTGAGCTGTGAAAGTCTTTCGTCTATATCTACAATCTCTTCTCCTTGATTTTTTGGCTTATAAAGGTTATTTATTAAATTATTAAATTTTTCATTTCCTACTGCAAAGTCGCAATTTGTGCATTGATGCATCTCAATTTTATAGTTATCGGTGAGTGCGTGTTTGCACTTTGGACAGCAGTTGTCTTTTAAATTATTCCAGTTCATTTTGGTTTTTCTACTTTTGGGAATGGATCTTTGTCGTTCAAAAGTTCTATTAAATCTTCAACACTCGCAGTTGTCGTCATCAGTATTTCGTATTTTTGTTCGCCCTCGATTCTGTTTGAAATAGCAATTATTTTTCCACTCGCATCTCTAACCACTATTAATTGTTCTATTTTTTCTTTGTTCATCTGTAGTCGTTTATTGATCCAGTAAAGTCTCCATCCTCTCTTATCTTACAAGAACACTTTTCTGTTGTCTCATTGTACATTCCTGCGTTTCTCGTGGTGTATCCATCTCCTCCGCAGTTTGCACAAATATCTACTGTTTCTATCCACCTATCTAATCTGTCGTAGTCATCTTTTCCGAGTGCTATATTTTTCCAAAAATATGCTTCGGCTTCCTCTATTGAATAAAATCCCAATCTCTTTTTCTTCATATATTTATTGTCAGCTCTGTTCTGAAGAGGCGGTACTCCTTTTTACTGGTCGTTTCGGATGGGATTAATTTCTTTTCATGTGGTGGACTCTTCCGCGAGGGAAGTTTGCCACGATCCACACCACCCTAGCTTTTTCCCCTCCAGAACAGAACTGACGATATTAATTTATTAATCTACATACGGCATTGTAACTTGTTTTAATGTTTTCACGTCTTTATCATGTCCTGGCGTGTATCCCAGTTCGACCTGTTTCTTTTGCTCCACGATTTCTTTCTGATCGTAATCTGCACCTCTCAAATCTTTTCTATCCTCCAATATTTGTCTCCAAGCACGATCCATTGTTGCTGCATCTCTAATCATTTGAGTGAGGTCTCTCATATCCATTCTGATTGGAAGATTCATTGCTGGATATATATCTATCAGTAATATCACAATTCCTCTATCCTTATTTTTTCGTTCTCGGAATAGAGTTTCCTTTATCAAAAAATCTAAAACTTTTTTATGTAAATTAATTTTATTTGTCATTTTATGCAATATTATTTTTTACTGATCTGTATCTTTTTCCTTGAAATTGCAAACTCACAAGATCTCTTTCTGATTTTAATTTCTTTGCTATCTCTTCTTTTTCTTCTGGAGTTGTATCACTTGTTATGTTGATATGAACTCCATTTGGTGAGTATGATTCGTCTCCTTTTATCTCTCTACCATTTTTTAGTTCAGTTACTGGATACATTTTAGTAAGTTGGCCAGAGCCATATTATAAATACACCTAGTAAAATACAGCAGACAATCGCACCTATCATTCCATGTTTTTCTTCCCATCTCTGTTCTCTTCTCTCTTTTAAATATTGTTGCATTCTATTCATTTTTTTAATTTAGTTCCAACATTTTTTAGAAGCTGACCAAACTTCCGTACCTCTTGTTGTATAAAGATATTTTGCAAAATTTTCATTATCCTTTTCATTTGCTAAATTATAACCTAGTTCAGTAGCTTTTTTACCCCAGATTCTGGTATTTATTTGGTACTTACCAATATCAACTGAACCGTTTGTATTTCCATTTAAAACTACTTGTCCATCTGCACCAAATTGTTTTCCGCCTGATTCACATTTAGCAATTCTTTCTAAAACAGGAGCGGACATTTCTATTTCTACGATTTTAACTTTTTCAACTGAGTAATAATATCTACCTATTTGTAGTGCTAGATATAAGGCACCAATAAGTAATGCTATTTTTAAAATAAATCTTATACACTTAATAAATTTCCATTTAAATACTTCCCATCTAGTGGCGTGTGGATACATATCACGCATTCTTTCACCCCACAAATACACTTTCATTTTTTTAAATTTCATAAAATTATTTGATTAATTTTACTATCACTCTACCTTTTACATCTTCATAAAAACCCACCTTTCTTTTTCCTTTGCTTGTCATCTCGTTGCTCACTTGTATAAGTGTCAACTTTGTTTTTTTACTCATTTTATTAATCTTATTAATTTAGTTCCTGGTGACCAGACCAGTTACTTACATCTATGATTATACCCCTATTTAAAAAGTCTAGCAAGTGCCAAAAGTGGATAACTATTCCTTGTTTCTTTCCCTACTCGCCTTATTTAGAGCCATTATTTTTGATACAAATTTTTCATGCTTTTTTGGGTTCTTTATTTTTCTGTAATGATAGCGAACTGTGTATTTAGAATATCCTTTTGCTGTAATTTCAAAAGGGCGAAGTCCTGCTTCGATAAATTTTATAATATTTTTTGATTTTCTACTTTGTGGTCTACTCATAGTCCGATTTTAATTAAATCATCTGTGCCTGTTATGACATAATATTCTGCGTTTTTTTCTTTACATTTTTGTTGAAATAATTCTTGATCCTCTGACATTTTCCCGCTCGGTCTTTTCATTTCAAGTCCGATAAATTTTCCATCGTTTCTTATTAAAATAAAATCAGGAACACCTTTGACAGAATACTTTGACATTCTTCTAAAAAAACCGCCACCGTTTCCATCCCCTTGATAGGTTGGTGCGTTGTTAACACGAAAGAAAAAATGTCGTCTCATTGTGAGATAGTCTCCGACGGCTTCGACAACTTGTCTTTCTGTAGGTTCTTGTTTTTTGAGGGCGAATTTTCTAACCATAATAATAAATCATCGGTGAATAGATTTTGATTTTCTTGGAAGAATATAAAATCATTCTCAACTGGTTTATACCCTCGATTATACAACCACTTGAACGTGTATGCAAATAGTTTTTGCTCTTCTTCTACGCTGTGACCTATCGTTGAATGACATTTCGTACAGATCGGACAAAAATTAAAAGGTGAGTTGCTGGATCTTCCAACAATATGGTGACCCTCCAATCCTTGATCGCTGTGATTACAAATTGCACACCAAAAATGGTCTATAAAAAGCAGTTTTGTTTCCAGCGAAAATGGATTGTCGAGTTTCATTTATTTACTTCAAAAAATAGATTTGCAAATTTTTGTGAACATAGTGATCTAAATTCCATATCACTATCTATATTTGTAAAGCAATCCCACTCTCTTATAAATTTCTTATGAGATTTGTGCATAAATGCAAGTGATGGTTTTCCTCTTCCTGGTCTAGTATATAGTTCTGGTATTTTTATAACATATTTCCAATTCCAAAATTGTCTTTGTGGAATATTAAATTTTCCCCACAATGCAGTTTTTTTAGTCCATGCACTACCAAACCACCACGGTTGATAAATAAATTGTGGTGTTCCAAGATAATTTCTCAATACTCCTGTTGCTGGATTTTCTATAACCCAAAATTTGATATCTCCAGCTTCTTTAATTATTCTTTGACATTCTTTCACAAGTTTTAATCCCTCTTCAGGATTTCTTGCTTTACCGTCACTTCTAGCAGTTGAAAATTCTGTACACACTGGATTTGCAATAATTCCATACACACCTTTTGGAGGGTGATAATTTTCTACACCAATATCCTTACCAACGCAAATAACTTTGTATCCATTTTGTTTATATGGGAAACTATCTGATCCTGTATCAGCACATAGGTGTAGAATAATTTTATTTTTTTTCATATTTTTAATTTATAAAAAACTTCTTTGAAAATTTGTATCTGTCGCACTGTATCATCCATCTCTGTATTTGTCCTATTTGGTTTGATACAAGTTTTTACGAGTGTTCCATCGTCGTTTCTAAAAGTTAAACCATCTATCTTTGTTTTTCTTGCTTGGCCGAGTATAAACTTTTTAAATTTATTTTTTAAATTTCTTGTTTGCCAATTTCTTCTGTGTTTTGATGGATTGACTACTTTCTGCCAATGACTCACATGTTCTCTACACCACTTTTTATATTCTGGCGTTCCTTTCACACTTGCATACCATTTGTCGTGTTGGTTTTTAAGTTGTTGTTTCCTAATCGGTTTTTTAGCACGATCTTTATCAAAACAATTTATACACAAACCCCTGCCTTTGTGTGGATGCTTTCTATTGCTAGTTCCACACTCAGTGCAGTATTCATGTTTCCAACTCCATCTTCCTTTCGGTATAGGAGCACACATATTAATCAATAATTTTATTCTTCTTCATGGTGTTGTTTATCTAGTTTTTGCAAGGATCGAACTCTTGCTGGTATTACTCTTTTTTTATAACACTCATCGCAGCATTTTTGATTGCTGAGTGGATTCGCATTATTTCCCTCATCTTCTCTCATTTCTTTTTTACATAAACAGCAGATATTTTTTTGCATAGTATTATTTTATTCTTATCATTGCTTCGTTCGGTACGTCGTGGTCTCCGATATTTGCACCTTTTACGATTTTACATGCTTCCTCATAAGAATATTCCCCTGCCATTTTTCTATCTTCAAAATAACCTGTATGTCCTGATCCCCACCAACTTGCGTGTTCTATACTCCATATGATCCACTTTGTATTTTCAATATCAATCTCTTCTGATTTTTGACTAATATCAAATGATCCAGATTCTATCTGTTCGTTTCTTAAATCTCCACTCAAATAACTCTCTTCTATTTTTTTTGCAGCGTATCTTAATGCATCTGGAAACTGTTCAATCTTTCCAATTATCAATATTTTTAATTCTTTTTTTTCTGACATAATTTTATCTTTTTAAAAATCCTAAGTCTACTAAATAATCAATGTACGTATCGTAGTTTCCGTTTGAATAAACCCTGTCTCTGAAATCTTTGTAGTGTTTCGTGTTTAAAACTTTCGTGCGATCTATTCCGTAGTTTTCTTCAAGGTAATTAATAACTCTTTCAACGTATCCACTTTGTTGTTTTCCGTTCTCTGAAAGCAAACCTTTTGTGCTTTTTCCTCTCTTCACTTGCTTTCCATCGAGCCATACTATCTCTCCATTAAATTCTTCCTTGCCGTGTTTGTGTAGAAATTCCAGGATCTCGTTATCTTTATAGTCCATTCCGTTCAGAAATGCCCAGAGTCGCAGCACAGCACCGTGATAAAACTTTCTGGTCTTTGGACTATCCTCTTCTCGCGGTCCAAGTTCTAAATATTCCCCATCGTGAAATTTCAAATATTTTTCGTATCTTTCTTTCTCTCCTGGACAGAGAGCAGACTTTCCATTTTTAATTTGCAGTAGGAACGATCTCATTTTTTTGTATAAACTTTTTTACTAATTCGACCCCTTTTTTTGTGAGAAAATAACCACTACCGCTATACATATAATCTTGATTTATTGTCATTCCAAGTTCTACGATTCCAGCATATTTTAATTCTCTGATTTCGTGTTCTAAAATATATCTAGGTAGTTTTGTTTTTTCTTCCAACTCGTGATATCTGACTGATGGTGTTCCATCGTCAAACTCAACAAGTTCTGCTGTTTCTGAATCACATTGCTCGTCAAAAAATACTTTTAATATTTTGTCTTGTGTCTCGTTCATTTTCCTATTTCTTTTACTCCACTTTTTAAAGTTGAAATATCGACGTTTGTTCCAACTAGTTTCTGTTGACCTGTTGCCACTAAGTAATCTATTTTCTTTCTTCTTTCTGATATAACTTCTTCAAGTTCTGCAGGACAGTCTCTTTTAATTTGGATCCAATCTTCATTTCCTTTTGGTTCGTATTCTGGATTCCATCCTGTATATTTTCTGTAATCAGGTTCTATAACTATGATGTTTGAACCGTTTATTTGTTTTGATCCTAGTTGCACTACGATTTTATATTTTTGAGCATATATCGCTTTCTCAAGTTCATCTTCTTTTATCGATACACGATCCATAATACTAAAACCGTATTTAACTAAAAACCATTTTTCTGTTTTTGGTATTGTCATATGTTTGGGTGTTCTTCTACATTTTCCTTTTGCCAGAATGCTACAAGTGATGCGAACTTATCTTCGAGTTGCAGTGGTGTTGTAATCACAGGGCAAAATTTTACCTTGTTTGATTTTGGCAAAAAATTAATAACTTTTTCTAGTTTCTCGATACTGTAAATCTTGAGCATTCTTTCACATGCTGCTCTTTGTGTTTTATTTCCGAACCATTTTCCGTATGATGGATTTACAGTTTTAAATAAATCTATAAGAACAGGAATGTTTGATTTTTTCTCTAGCGATTCTTCGCTAGTATTATTCTTATCTATTCTTACCTTACCTAACCTTACCTTACCTATACTGGGTTGCCGACTGGTTGCCAAATGGTTGCCATCTTCTTTATCTCTTTCAATTCCTGTTATAAAATGTCCTTTTGGTATAGGAAGAGCATTTTGTGGATTGAACGTGTATGATCCATTTTCCCTTATAAATAAAGTTGCTTTTTCTTTTGTATATTTTGTTTCTCGGTATCTATCTTTTCTAATCTGGTTATTTATTCTCCAATGTTTTACCACCACGATTCCTCCTATAAATTGTAGGAGGAATTTCTTGGCGAGTAATATTTTAAATGAATCGTCACTAGCTCCAAATGAATCGTCACTAGCTCCAATTGTTCTCTGTATCATTTTTGGATTTCCTATAAATCCGTCGTCGTCAGCATTCATTCCTAAGTGAAAATATAAGAGTTGTGATTCCGTAGGCATATCAAGAAATGCATCGGAGGTAGTTATTTCATCGCTAAACATTCTTCGTGACATATATTTATTATATTGATTAATTATTTATTTGATTATACCTCTTTAATTTTATTAAGTCTAAAAATAAAAAAGTTGATAACTATGTCTAAAAAGGAATGTCTTCAGGATTTATCTCTTCACTGGGATATTCGATTGTGTCTACACCCTCATCTTTGCTGTTTTTTTGCTCTGTAGCAGGTTTATTTGCTGTATTTTGAGTATTTACCTGTGTTGCTGGTTTTGTCTCGTTCTTGGGCTTATTTGAGCCAAACTGAAAGGTCTCGACTATGATTTCAGTTTTATAGTGTTTGATCTCGTCTTTTTCCCATGAAGATGTCTTCAATCTACCCTCTACGAAAATCTGACTGCCTTTATCCATCCACTGTGCGATTGTCTCTGCTGTTTTGCCAAAAGCGGTGATATTGTGATACTCGACTTCTTCTTGTTTAACACCATCTTTATTTTTCCAAGTGCGATTCGTTGCTACTCCAAAACTACAGACTTTCATTCCGCTTGGGAGTGATTTAAGTTCTGGTTTTCTTGTGAGGTTTCCCACAATTATTGTCTTGTTGATAAACATGTTTATATGTTGATAATTATTTTAGTAAAAAGTTTATTTGTTTCTCAATTTCTGCAATTTCTGATTCTGTTTTATTTACGCCTTTAGCGTTCGTTCTCTGAAATTGTAGTTTTTTCCTCTTCTCGTTCAAGGATCCCATAAGTTCAACGACTCTGATGTGATTCGGATTTCCAAATTCTGGTTTGAAAATTTTTAGATCCATGACTTTATTTCCAATTAATTCTTTTATCTTCAGCAAATTTTTTAATTTGTGAAATTGCAACCTGTATTCCGAATGCATCTCCATAATACATTTTTAATATTCCCTCTATCAAACTATCTTTCGTTACTGGTTCCAATTCTTCTTCAGGAAATTGTCTATGGTCGTGTCCTGCCACTACTTCGCCCTCTGGAAGATTTTTACATTCCTCACAATTTTCTTTCTTTATATTCATCGTTTTTATTTTTAATTATTTCTTTTGCTTCTTCTTTTTGCTGTTCGACTTTTTCAATAAATGCTGGGGAGAATGCAATCATGTCTTCAGTATTTTCCATGTTTGCATTCTGCTCGGCAATATATGTTTCTTCGTGACAGTTTGTGCAATGTCCGTTATAAACTTTGCATCCACAATCTTCGCAGTACATATTTTTATTTGTTATCTTCTTTCCAAAAATCAGTCTCCTTATCCCATTCGAATAACCCTTGTGCTGAAAGGAAACCTTGTTTAAAGTCTCTATCCATAAATGATTTATCTTCATCGAGGTATCTTGCTTCAAATACGCAGTAATCAGGTATCACGATTTGTTCTTCTACAACTGGTTTTCCTTGTGCTATTTTTTTTGCTTTTTTCTTCTCTTCTTTCAATGTCATTCTCTTGATGTATTCTTCGCGAGTTTCTTTTGAAAGTCTGATGGCCCATCGTCCATCGTATTTCTTTCCGCTTTCTTCTTCATCTGCCTTGACGTATGCTGCGGTCTGCATTCTTACTCCGTTATAAAGTCCATTACTTGTTTTCAAGTCTACAAGGCATCGCTCTCCATCTATCTCGGCTTCAATATCCATTCTTCCCATGAAGTCGTGTTTGATTGAGTAGACGACTCTTTCTGTTGATAGGAATTTTACTTTGTGAACCTTTACCCAGTCCATAAATGCGTTTGCTCCGATCTGCACGTTTTCATCTTCAGGCATTTCAGGCATCTTCTTTATGATACCGAGTTTATATTTTATAAATTGCTCCGCCCAGTCGTGGATATTCGTTCCGAGTGTTGATGCTTTTTCAAGATGCACCTCGTGTTGAATATAGGCCATAACTACATCATTCTTAGTGATCTCTCCCTTTCTTTTGTATTCACTGTAAAGATAATCTACTCCGAGTTCAGTTGCCCATGGTACCAGACCTTTTGACTTGTCTTTGATTCCAATGATCGTTGTTGTTCCTCCTGCTCTCTTGAATGTTTTTCCTCCGTCCTTTGACACCCAATATTGGTGTGATTTTGTGTAAAACTTTACCTGTATTTTTCCTTTGTAAAGTTCAAATATTTCAAACTCTGCTTTTTCAGCCATGTTTATTTTTTTGATTGATGTTCTCTGCAGAGTTTTCTGCCGAACATTTTTTGTGAATAATTTGCAACCGTTTCGCTAATCGGTGCATCGCACTCGATACATAAATATGTAGGTTTTCCATCTGGTCCTATGACCTGGCCTGGTTTTAAATTTTCTGGTCCTTTATCGTAAACAATTTTTGTTTCTGGTTCAGGAAGTGCTTTCGTATTTCCTGCAGGTGGTGTTGGATCGTCTGTGACCTTTCCTCCGTCCTGAATAAATTCTTCTTTACCATAAACATCTGATGCTATTCCGAGTTGGTATGCACAGCGTTTCAAACAATCTGTTGCCGATGCTTTGTAGTCATTTCCCAAGTCCATTGGGATCTTAGTTTCTTTTTTGTATGCAATGTCTTTCTTTCCGTTATCTGATTTTGTTATCAAGTGACCTGCATCATCTTTCACTATGAGTCTGCCTGTTGTTATAACTTGTCCGTGTCCACTATCGGTTGCGATCGCATCTTGTTTATCAATTATAAAATCCCAGTTCCACGCAAATGTGAAATTGAGTAATTTTTTAACATATGCTCCACTCACGTAATCCCACATTCCACCACCTTTTGCTGGTCTCTTATGAATGTATCTTGCTGGAGTTCTTTGCACCATTTGAATAACTTGCTTTTCGCTCATCCAACTTTTTACCAACATCATTTTCTTTCCTTTACCATCTGTCTGTATTGGTGCAGCAATTTCTTGTGTTGTTATCGCTGGTTTTTCTTCTGTTCTAACTGTGATCACTAATTCTTGCTTCTTTGTTGAGTTGTGAGTTTTGTTTATAACTTTTTTCACAACTTTCTTTGTTTGTTTTTTCGTAACCTTTTTAATTTTTTTGCTCATTGATTTGTTAAAATTAATGTACTCCTCCTACTTCGACCGACTTTCTTGTTTCATCTTTTAAAATCTGATGGTTGTTGCTCAACATCATCAGATACTTATAAATTGGTAGATTCTCTGCCTTTGCTCTTCTAACGATTATCTTTTGCCAATCGCGAGGAAACCAAACTGCTCTCATATCAGATTCATCTATCTTCTTCGTTAACAATTCTATTGTTTGATCTTGATTCATGTTTTTAATTAATTAATATTTATCGACCTACTTAATTACTATTATATAAAAAGTTATATAAATTGCAAACGTCCAAAAGTGGATAACTTAGCCAAGCAAAAACCACCAATGAGCTTGGTGGTTTTTGCTGCTCGGTTCAGTCGTTCAGGGACTGATCGCGAAGTTATATATTATGGGTCGATACATAATATATAACTCTGCTATTATAACAATATAAAAACCTCATTACAATCAAGTAATGAGGTTTTATTTATTATCCAAGTGCTTGGTCAATCAGTTCTCCTTTTGGATTGTACAACTTCCATTTAATGTCTGGTGTACATTTTCTAATTTCAGCAAGATATTCATCACAGACTTTCTTACTTACATTAGAAAATTCCTTTTTACAACCATCTTTGTAAATGTAAACTAATTTATACATTTGATTTCTCCCTTGATATTTATTTACAGACATTTGTCTGTAAAATTGTTAAAGAGCGTCTGTTTCGGAGAACGAAATCGAATCGTTTTTATTGATGGTTATGAGCCATCCCAGATACCTTACCTACCCTCCGATATTATTTACACAAAAATCGTTTAAGCTCTCTTATTTCTAATCGGAGAAGTTTTTTTGTTTTAAAATATTTCTCCACAGAATAAGCACCGCGATTTTTATTTCTTCTTCTGTTGTATTTGTATTTAAAATTCATTCGTCGTCATAGAGCAGATAGGGACACGGACGCGGCAATCCATTTTTTTGCACTGCTCAACCTAATATAAATATAACATTTCTGAAAAATAAAACCACCCATAAGGAGGTGGCTGTACGTTGCTACTACGTAGCACGTAACGAGATGGTTTTATTTCTATATAAAAGTTGTAAAATATTTTTTGAATGTTTTTACGTTCATTTGAATGTACAAACACAAAAAGAACTCTCCTTACCGTTTGTCTGATTTGATTATACCATTTAATTAAAAAAGAGCTATCAAGCTCTTTTTTAATTTGTCTATTTTCTAACTCCGAGAGGGGATACTCCACCTTTCTTCCATCTTTCGTACAAGATTTTCACAGCACTGATAATTACCAATATTGCTTCGATCCAAGAAGTGACTTCTTCATTTCCTAGAGTAATATTGAACTTCGATGCAATGAATATAATAACCAATACGATGGTTGATATATATGTTGATGAAATTTGCATATTTATAAAAAAATTATTCTACTAAATCGACCTTTTAATTATACCACCAAGTTCTTAATTTGAAATGATGTATCAACATTAAGTTTTGTTGCTACGAATTTTGCATAAGTCTCAGGATAGTTTCCGTCTGAAGTTGGAGCGTATTTTTGAAAGAACTTCAGGATAGAATCGTCAGGAGAGTATACCGTTGATTGGTTTGTACAGGCATTCTTGATCTTGTTTGTAAGAGCCAAAAATCCATCGTGATATGATGCAAATTTTGCAAAACCGTTTATGTCTTTTCCAATTGCAAGTAGCATTCCGTCTCTATGTTTTAAATTACCTGGATTGCAATTTCTGTATGAAAGTGATCCGTTTGGATAAACTTTTCCATTCTTATCTGACTTTCCTGGCTCTATCCATCCCTCAAATTGTTGAATGGCCAGGCAGAAAAGTCCTACAGTTATGTCCACTTTTTTTATTGGGTTTGTTGTTTGTTGTACCACAGTTGTTTCAGTTATTTTTCTATTAACCATCGCGAGTATCCATTGCCAGAACTTATTAAATAATGTTGTTGAGTCCTCCACTACTAATTTCTTAACCGTATATACTTTTGCCATTTGTATGTGAGATTTTTTACTATATTTTTTTATGATGTCATCGTATGTATCGTAAACTTTCCAGTAAGTTCCAAGATCCTTTAAAAAGATACCCCAATGATTTTCTGTCCATGCTTGATCGTATCCACCTTGTCCATCTTCATGCCATGCTGATACAGAAGCACCAACAGGACTTCTTTTAAGTGCTTCAGTGATCTGTGCATTCTGTTGATCTATTGTTTGTTTTGTTCCTGGTGCATATACCCATTCGTTGCCAACTTCATACTGTTTCAAAAATTCTTTTCCTTTTTTAAGTAAACTTGCAGTCATCGGATTCGGTGAATAATATTTATCCAATGTATTTATATCCTCAGTAAAAGGAAGATCTTCTTCATCTACAGCTCCAATCTTTCTCATTGCTTCAGCAACGTTGTGCGGACTATCTCCATTCCTACTTCCTCCAGCAACTATTGAAAGAAATCTATCAGAGAAGTTTTTTTCTTCACGTAAACAAAATGAGAACAATATTTCGTATGCATTGAGTGTTCCAAATCTCGCACACGCATATGTCTCGAGTCCGTATTTATTTTGATATTCTTTTACTGGTACAAATGGAGTCCAGTCTCCACTAGGCAATATTTCTTTTGTTCCCAAAAAACCGCCACCGAGAAAATATTGATCTACTTCGTATTTATCAAATTTAAGTCCATAGTTTTTTGGCTCCATATATTTTTATTTTAAAATTTTTAAAATTTCTTTTATATCTTTATTTGTTTGGTCCTGACCTTTGACCAAATATTCTACACTCTGTTTTATTGATGAGATATCTTTATCTTGCACTGAATTTATATCTTGAATCGTTTTAATATTTTGTTTTACATCATCTGCATTTGTCTTATAAATAAAAACTGTAAGTCCTGAAGTAGTTGCTACTAAAAATGATATGATTGACATCACAAATACTGGTGTGCTTCCCATCTTGTTTTTATTTTCTTGATTTTTCATAGTTTTATTCTACATAAGCAGATACATACGCACCTGGTAAATAAGGCAAAGTTGTCCAAGTTGAAGCTCCTTGAAGTTTATATTCAATATAATCTCC